TGATGGTGGTGGCTGTGGAATCGCCCACGGTGAATGTGATGGCCATGAAACCAGCAGCAGGAGTGATATCATCAGCCAACACGCAAACGCCCACTGGATATACTGTGCCTGTGGTTCCTGCTGCGGCTGCAGCAGTGGCGGTAAACACACCGCCCACGCCGATGTCGCCTTCGGCGCCCAGCGTGCTCCAAGGTGTATCGCCCACTGCGACGATCTGATAGGCCTGGCCTACTACCAAGTTCTCTGGATCGATAGCAGCATCAGCATCACCTACTAGATACTTGTGGCTGCCTTTCTGGCGGATGATATAGCCTGTATGCACGCCCAGGCCTGATCCCGAAGGATTGGCGATGTTGACGATGACGTCAATGCGTGGGAATGTGGCCGAAGGTGTGTCTGTGGGTGCTGCACCACCGACCACGCCCAAGAACTGAGTGGCATTCAGTGTCTGCGCTGTGTTATAGACTGGATTGGTCAAGCTACCAAAGTTGGGATAACCAACATCGGTGGGAATAGAGTTGTTGAGTTTTTGTATCTTGAGAGGACGTCCCATTTGTTTTCTCCTTAAAGAAGTCCGATCGGGGTTCTAGCCCGTACGCGGTGGTCTCCGCATAAAACGCCGAATTGCGTTGACAGGTATTTATGGAAATGTGTAAAATAGCCGAACACACGGGTAAATATCACCATGGAACTCGCACAACTCATCGAACAAGGCAATCAACATCGCGCTGACCGCGCGCCCGAGCAGGCATTGGCCTGCTATGCAAAGGCTCTCACCCAGGATCGCGGCTATGCTCCGGCCTGGAACAACTATGGCAATGTGCTGCGCGAAGTTGGCGAGCCCGAATCGGCCATCCCGTTTCTTGAGCGTGCTATACGCCTCGATCCTGCCAACATCACGGCCCGATTCAATCTAGCCATCGCACATCTACTGGCCGGAGATCTTGCCCGAGGTTGGCCAGCCTACGAAGCACGTTGGGACTATGAACATCTGTCGGGTACCATGCCCACTTTTGCTGAGCCGCGATGGCGTGGCGAAGATCTCCGAGACAAGACCATAATGGTTGTGGGAGAACAAGGGCACGGTGACAACATACAGTTCATCCGTTTTATCTACAATCTACATCTCTTGGGTGCCCGCATACGCCTCCAGGTCACTGACGGTCTAGTGCCCTTGTTCCGGCCCAGTCCATTGATCGAAAGTGTCACTGGCTACGACATGACAGCCACGGGATTTGACTACTGGACTCCCATCATGAGCATACCTGGCATCCTGGGAGCCACCTATGAAAACATGAGTCGGCCTACCTGTTATCTCAATGCCGACGCAGCATTGACGCGTCAGTGGCAGGACTATTTTGGACCAAAAACCCGCATGCGTGTGGGCTTTGCTTGGTCAGGGCGCAGGGACAACTGGCTGAACACTCACAAAGGCATGCCATTTGAAACCATGCTGGCATTGATACGCAGGAATCCCCAGTACGAATGGGTGAATCTACAGGCCGACTGCACCGCCGACGAAGAACTGGCCTTGCGTGACGCAGGGGTGCATTGCTTGCCGCCCAATCCCAACATGTGGGCCGACGCTGCTGCACAGATCATGCACATGGATGTGGTGGTATCTGTGGATACCGCTGTGGCTCACTTGGCCGGTGCTCTAGGCAGACCTACCTGGGTAATGTTGAACTGGTTTGCCACAGATTGGCGTTGGCTATTAAATCGCGACGATTCGCCTTGGTATGCCACCGTGAGACTTTTCCGTCAACCGGCCATGGACGACTGGTCATCAGTGACTGCAAAGGTCGAACGATTCTTAGGCTGGTTCAAAGTCTAGGGCTGATAGCGAACAATCTCACCGGTGGCTGGGTCAAAGTAAAGAGCTTGCAGTCCCGAAACATTGGCCACCGATCTCACATTGCCAAGAAAAGTATTAGCTCCTGTGACCTGAATCACCGCTGTGAGATCGCCTTGGCTATTGCCAATCCAAATTGCATTAGTATTGACATCCACAGTCATTTCTGCAGGCCGGGCATTGCCGTTGTAATTGGCCACAGTTTCCTGGGCGTTGTCTTTCATCACTGTGCGTGAAATGCCAGTGAGATTGTCGTAGGGAGGAGGTGGGTTGGCCATGGTCAAGTATTTATTGTTTTTGGCTGCGGAGACCGTGTGAGACGGGGGTCGGGTAGCTGGTCAGGCGTCGCGGAACAGGCGATCTATTTTTGAGATGGGATCTTCGGGTTCAGATTCTTTCAGTTCTTCAAAAATTTGTCAACACGAAGTCCAGATCCTAAATTATTTTGTGATTGTTGCTGTGATTGTTGTTGTCTTTGCTGTCTTTGTTGTAACAAGTAAGGATTCTCATGAAAGACAATGCTTCTTGGATTTCCGTCTATTTCTAAACGCACTGCAACTTTATCGGCATTGATAAATTCATCACGAATTTTTGACATTTTATTTTTGTCGTCGGTCAAAATCAACCCATGATAGCGATAATTACCATAATCTCTAGCAGGCGCGGTACCTAATATTCCTTTCCCACTTATAGGTTGGCTATTGCCCAGTCGCAACATGTACGAAGCATTAGTAATTTTTGGAAAATGTAGTCGTTTTTCTTTTACGGCTGCTGGACTCCAATTGGTGGGACTTGTAAGTTCTATCGTAACGTTATTTCGGTCTTCGTCCCAAAATAGGTATGCTCCTGGATAATTTTCCGACGTCATACTTGCATGCCATTTATCCGATACTGGATCAGTTGACCATGTTCTGTCAGCCTCAGCATCTTTTGGTTGGCCTAAAACAGCGCCGGCAGCCGCAGCACCAATTCCTTTGAGAACATCACGCCGGCTGATTTCGTCCAGTTGATCGATATATTCGCGAAGTGTTTTCATGATCCAGTATTTAGTTCTCTGCAGTTCACACCGTGCCAGCGGGGGTAGGTGTTCACGGCTATCATCTGTTGGCAGTGGGGGCAGAGCATTTTAGGTTTGGTCTTGCCTCTATTTGCTTCAGCACGCCGCGCTTTTTCTTCTGGTGTTTGCTTGCGGCCACGGATCCGGTCTCCAATCTTCTGGCGCGTTGATTCTGACACTTCTACTCCCCAGCGATTATTTTTTTCGCCTGTTTTGCTTTTTGACATATTAGCGAGCCATTCTTCTGTGAACGGAGCTCGTTTTTTACCTAACTTACTATTCGTGATTTTTTGTCTTGCTTCTTCCTGTTTGGCTCCATTATTCTCGCCAAGTATGGCTTCTCGTTGTCGTTGTTTTCCTTCTTCGCTGCGGAAGAATTTATCACCATACATTGGATTATTTGCACCTCGAACTTTTTCACTTTGTAATTTTGCGTATTCTAACTTGATACTTTCATATACACGAGAGGTAATTTTTGTTTGATATCTTTTCTGTCCGGGATTTTCAGCTCTCATCATACGGAGAGCATTCAGCATCTTATAATGTTCTTCTCCTGTGGTCATTTTGATCAGCAACCAATGGCATATAAAATGCTCTCGTGGTGTGATAAATGCAATGTTCTCTTTATCATCTGTACCACCAAGACTGCGTGGTTTGATATGATGTCGTTCAAAAGGCGGTTCAGGAACCCTACCTTTAGCCCGGTCTATGATTCGATTGTACCATTTCGTGTATTTGTTCATAATGTTATTTATGTAAGTTAGCACGAAATAATAATTTAGTCAACAAAAAACCCACCGAAGTGGGTTTTTTGATTTGGTCCAACAAGTTCTTGGTTTAGGAGAACGACAAATTCGAGACTGCGATTTCCCCGACATAGTCGCCCGCGTTACCGAACGAAGATGCAGTATTTGTCAATTCTATGTAGCCATATCTCGTCATAAAGCTCACGACTGGTTCGAAGGTTGTGGGATCCAGCACAACACCGCTCGACATCAAGGGGATGTAGGGGCAGTAGAATGCAGGAGCGTCAGCCTCTGAAGAACCCTTGTAACCAACCAGCACAGGTGTGGTGTCGCTGGCATAGCTGTCAACGAACACACGCATTGCGCCGTTCAGTGTACCAACAAACTTGGTGTTGGTGGGTGCTTCAAATGTGCCTTCGGTGGTACGAGCAAAAGCCGAAGTTGTTGCGGACTGCAGCACTGTGAGTGCTGCCGAGCTCACCACGGCGTAGTTACCAGCACCACGACGTGTACGCTGAGCGATCAGGTTTGCAACACGGTTAATGAGAACAGCAAGAGCAGCGTGCTCGTCACCAACGAATGTGGCAGTACCAGAAACAGTAGCTTGGTTATATGTGAACTCAGTTGCGGCCAGGCTGCGCAGGCTCAGGAGGATCTCCTGATCAATTTCAGCCGTGATTTCTTGGGCCAAAGCTGCCATGATTTCAGCTTCAACGTCAATGCCGTGCATGGCCTGTGCGTCTTGAGCAGCTTCAAAAGTCCAGCGAGCTTGCAGCTTGCGGGTCTTGGCTTCAACAGCCTGCTTGAGGATCTGCACAGAAATCTGCTTACCACCGTTGCCTTCCATCACTGCTGTGTTACCGCCGGTGTAGGCAGTGGCAGTGGTGGTGTCTTTGGGCACTGTGGAGTAAGCGGTAGCAATGGTGAAGGGGCTGAGCGCCTCTTGACCAGCTGACACGCTGGTTTGAGCCAGGCTGTTGTCTGTGAGGCTCTGGGCATAACGCACACGCAGAGTGTGGATCTGGCCCACAGGACCAGTCATGGGCTGCACGCCAACCAACTCGTTGGCGATAACAGTGGGCATGACTCGACGGATCACAGGCAGGATCACGCGGTTCAGTGTAGCGATGTTACCCGAAGCTGTGCTACCTGTGGAAGCACTTTCTTTCAGGTACTTGCGGGTGTTTTCAAGGATCACACCCATGGAGTTGCGCCGAGTTCCTTTGAGACCTTCAAGCAGGGCTTCTTTGGTCTCGTCCCAGCGGCTTTCTAACAATACGTCGGACATTTTTGTCTCCTAATTAAAAAATTACAGGCCTGCCAGGCGCTTGAGAGCGATCACATTGCTGTGATCTTCTTGATCGGCGGCCTGTTGGGGGACTGTCTTATCACCGGTTACTGCGGAAACCTGCTCAGTGATCACTTTGGTGGCTTTCACTGAACGGTCTTCCAGCACTGCTGGTAGATATTTTTCGAAAGCCGACTTGAGTCTAGCAGTCTGGACACTTTCGAGTAACCCACGCATGACTTCTGCTTTTTCCTGGTTCAAGGGAGCCAGCAGCATTTCCAATGTTTCCTTGCGGTCATTGGACTCGCGAATCATGCGGATTTCGCGGTTTTTGTTCTCGACGATCACTTTTGCATTTTCGGCGAGTGTGACTGCTTCAGCCAGCTGCTGATCTTTGCGGGTGATCAACTGCTGCAGCTTGCGGACTTCGGCGTTCTCATTGAGATGAGTGGCGCTGAATTCAGCAGCATAGGCTTCAAAAATACGACGGCCAAAATTGTTCTCACGAGCAATCTTGATGTCTTCTTGCAGTTGTGTGAGTTCAGCTTTGAGATGACGGCTCACAGCACGGCTCATTTTCTCAGCGCTCTCTTTGACAAAGCGAGCTTTGAGCGATTCCAGTTTGCCACGAGCTTCACGCACCAGTCGAACTTTGGTTTCGACCACGTCGCGCTTGTCTTGTGCAAATTCCTGAATCTCACGAGCCAAAGCATGCACCACGAAGTTTTCCAGCTTTTCCATACCTTCGTTGTGCTGCTGGCGGTCCCGGCGCAGTTCGCCAATTTCTTCGGCCAATTTAGATACCAAGAAATGATTAAACTTGGTAGCTGATTCTTTCATTTTGGCTTGGAAACGCACACGGTCTTCGGCCAATGCTTGCTTTTCTGCACGCATTTGCTCCAGTTCCGTGGCCAGACCTTCTGTGACCATCTTGTCAAGGGCTTCCACCATCACTGCTTTGTCATGCTCATAACGTTGTGCGAACTCTTCACGGAGTTCTGCACGGGCCTGTTCACGAGCTTCATTGAGCTTGGTTTCCCACGCTTCATTGATCTCTTGGCGAGTCTCCTCGGTGATCAGGTCACTATCAAGCAGGGGTTTGATAGCATCTAACATGCCTGGTTCTCCTTAAATTTTGAGATCCCGGATGAGCTTGACAACTTCGCTCTTCAGGTATCTCTCTACTTTGTTGTCCTTACCAGCTTCTCGGGCGACCTCAAGCAACCTATGACCATATTTCATGTTCATGAGTCCTTCGTAGATGGCTCGCGGATAAGCATTGGGTGCGCTGGGTTGGGCAACCACATCAATAGTGACTATTTCAAAGTCACTAACATGTCCTGTACGATCGTCAACATTGCCGCTGCCACGGCTGCTCACGCCAAGTTTGACGCCAGCAGTGAGCAGGCTCTTGATCAACTCGCCCATGGGGGTGGGCAGGATCTTGAGCTTGCCGCAGCCAGCATCGCCGTCCATCCACATCTTTTCCACTGAATGGCACACACGGTCAAGATTGATCTTGAGATCATCGGGATGATCCACTTCGCCAAGCACGGAATACCCGCCTTGGATCTGTTCGTTGATGGTCTTGACCGCACGCGCTATTTCGTGCAAGGGATAAACACGCTCGTTGGCATTGCGCTTGTTGCCTTCGATGCAGATACCTTCAAGATAAAGAGTCTTACCTGAGCCAGTACCGTCATCCTCGGCGAGGATGCGCATATTGGCCTGACTGAAGGTAAGTTGTTCTTGAAGCGTTTTCATCGTGGCTTAGCCTTTGGCAACTGGGCTTTTGGTGTTGACACCTGTGGCCTGTGCCAGATGTGGCTTGGCTGCAGGTTTGAGACCCTTCATGTTGGTACCAGCTTTGTTCTGGAAATCGCCAACCAGGTCTTTGGTTTGATTGCTGTAGGCACCAGCTGCATCGTGCCGGCCACCACCGTCAGTGCCGGTGTGTACGGGCTTGACAGTGCTGCCAATAGGTCCCTTGCTGCCAGCGTTGGCTGCTACAGGACTTTTCTTGTTGGTGTTGCCTTCTTCAGATGTGACGGGTTTGGGAGCAGCTTTGAGGCTCACTGCTTCAGCCATGGGCATCATGCCCATTTCGTCCATCTCTTCGGTGTCGTCCATTTCAAGTGCATCACCGCCTTCATCGGGACCCATCATGTCGCCATTGCTGTCGTCGCCCATGAGCTCTTCAAATTCGGCCATGAGTTCTTCCAGCTTGTCTTCGAGATCCATGACGCGATCTTCAAGTTCTTCGTCGCCGCCTACATCGGAGTGATGATCATCATCGCTGCCGATGATCTCCTCTTCGCCTTCGATCTCTTCTTCTTCGGCTTCCATGCTGTAGTCGGACTGTTCGTCCATTTCTACATCATCAATGAGTTGGTCGCTGGCATCGCCGCCCATTTCATCGATGTCATGCATGCCTTCGTGCATCTCACGGTCTTTTTTGTCATCGTACTCGATGTCTTTGGCGACCCGACGTCCGGCTCGTTCAGCGTCCTCGTCCTCTTCTTCAGTGGACTTGGCTTCATCCAGTTCTTCTTCGGACATGATGTCTTCGTAGATCTGGCGGCTCTTTTCAACAACGATTTCGTGGAAAAGCTCGCGAGCTTTGGCCTCTTCATCGTTGATCACATATTCGATCAGTTGTTCAAAACGGTTCATAGGGCTACTCCTGTAGGTAAAGTATGTGCTTATTTACACAGGAGGTTAAAAACACATGGTTTAAGGCCAGAAAATGGCCAATATTGCGATTCTGTGACTAGATCACAGAGTAGGAGGCTGCGCCGGAGGTGCGTATTGTTGTTTGACTAGTTTGAGCTTTTCCTTGTACTCGTAGGCCCGCACGTCATTCATCCTGCGCATTTTGTTGAGCTGCCGCAGGGTAAGACGAGTTTTCCGTAGGTCACCCAGCTGTAACTGACTGTTGTCTTGGCTGAGATCCTGGAAGGCCTCGGGCTGTTTTTTCCAAAACTCTTGTAGTAGCATAGAATTACTTATGCCGCGGGCGGTGTTTCTGAGGCTGGGCCTGCAGGTGCTGCCGGCAAAGGTGCCCCAGGTGTTACTGCGCCCGGCAGCTCGGGCTGCATGCCTGCAATGGCCTCACCGGTTTCTATGTCGGTTTCAATGCCGGCCGGTGTGATGCCCACGCTGCGCAGATCCTGTCCTTGTGCACCAGTGATCTCAGGATCGGTACGTTCTTCGCGCCACATTTCTTCGTTGCGCTGGATCTCATCGGCGCTGAGTCCAAGGAAGCGTTCCAGCAAGAAACGCTTGCTCATGTAGGGCAAAGGCTCCAGCCCAGAAAAAGCCGCGATACGGGTGGTGTCCAGCTCGGCTTGGCGATAGCTGGCAAAGTTCTGTGGTGGATTAAACTGGAGATCAAACAAGCCCGAGTCAATGTTGAAGCCGCGCCATTTAAGGAACATCTTGAACTCGTCGTCGAGTTTTTGGCATATCAGCGCCTGCAAGCGTTCGCAGTATTGATTGAAACGATATTCTTGTATCAGTGCTGTGCCCACTTTGCCGTCAGTTAGCGCACGATCAGAGTCGTCAGGACCGGTAGGCAGATAGCTGGATGGCACACGCAAGCCGCGAGCCATCTTGTTGTTGAAGTACTTGAGATCGTCGATCTGCCCAAGATTTTCACCGCCGGGCAAAGTTTCCACGCTGGATCCACGTCCGTCTGCGGTCTGTGGGAAGAAATAGTCTTCGTTGATGCTGAGAGGATTGTAGCTGGCATCCATCATGTTGGCACCACCGCCTGTGACCGTGGGTATCCTACGCTGATGCATTTCATTTTTCACTCGTTCAACAAACTGCATGGCCAAGTGGCTAGGCATGTTACCCACGTCGATCTTGAACACCCGGCGTTCAGGTGCTCGCTGCACGCGATATATCAGGATGGCATCTTCCAAGAGTTCTTTTTGTTTGAACACCTTGTAGATGTTTTCTAGGATGCTGCGTCCAAAAGGCCAGAACACATCAAGCCCTTCGTTGAGGCTGAGATGCACCACATGCTTGGCATCCAGGCACACTTCGTTCTGGGCCTGCATGAACCGGCTGTTGCCCACGCCACCACCGGTGCCACCGTTGGGCATGGTGTAGTTGGCCGCACCTGATATGGTGCCTGTGACAGGATTGGTCATGTAGTCCGTGGTTGTCTTGGCAGCCACGGTCATGTTTTGGAAGTTGGGGTTGATGTCGCGGATCACATACTGCTCGGGCCTCTTGCCTTCGCTTTCGTTGACGATCACACGCGCCACCTTGCTCATGTCTACCCAGTAGAGCTCAAAGGTTTCGGGATCTCTCACAAACACCTGATCACCGTACTTGACAGTGTTGCGGAACAGCTTGAATATCCGTTGGTCCAGCTTGTTGAGCTTGGTCCACTGCCGGAGCTGCTTTCTCAGGATGGATATTTCGTGATCAGTGGCATCTTCGTTGTAC